ACACCACGGTATGTGACTTGTGCCATTGGATTAACTCCTAAAGTAGTTGGGTTTTTAATTCCGTTCCTTTAGTCGGCTTTTGCGTCCCAATCACACTCTAGACCCACAGCCTCTGTCAAATAAATTTGATAGAGTTCTATCACTTCTGCTTTCGCTTCTTGTGATAGTTGTTTGTGGTTCCTTGCTCTCTCTACCTTCTCAGAAATATCTGAACAGGTAGTGGCAGAGGCAAGCATTATTCCGAGTAGATGAATCATGGGATGAACGATTCCGTTCCGAGTCGGCTTACTTGCGTCCCTAATGGGATGAACGATGTGTTAATAATAACACATTTCAATTATTTATGCAAGAACTTTGGTGTAATGTGATACATTTTTATACTTTCTTTACCATAAAATATTAAACGATACGGATACCCGTTCCTCATCTGTAGAGTTTGCCGTTACCTCATGCTCCAACCAATGTGGGAAGTATAAAATCATACCCTCTTCAGGATCAACAGTTTGATATTGTATACCATCATAATAATATGTTGAATCTGGGAACGCTGTTACCATGTGTCCTCTAGGATCATAGAACCTAATACTACCAGAATTCTCAGGAACTTTGACATAATACACACCACAGATAAGAACCTGAGTATCAACATGATTATGTCTTAAATTATATGCACCCTTACCATTAATATTAACCCACGAATGAACTACTAATCCTCTAGGAAATGGATCGTTAACATTATAATGTCGAGAGTTAGGATTCCTAGGTACATTATCTCTAATAGCATTTACTAATTCATCATTCTCAAACTTATGTCCTTGCCACCCACCAACATTACTAAACTCAGCACACTCAGTTACCTTCTTAAACTCATGAATATGTTCAAGAATCTTTTTATTATCAAGGTCTAACTTCTCTGCCCATATTGTTGTAGGAAATAAATCAAGACTTTGCATATCTATCAATCGCTAATGGAAGAATACGATACTCTTCTCTATGTATTCGTTCAGTCAATGACTCAATAGTATCATTAACTTCTATAGGAATAGCACTTTGTTCTAGTATCCTACCAGAATCTAACTCTTCTGTCACCATATGTACTGTACACCCAGCAAGAGTATCATTACTCTCAAAGGTCTGTTCAATAGCATGAAGACCTTTATACTTAGGTAATAAAGAAGGGTGAATGTTTATAATTTGATCAGGAAATGCATCAATAAAGTCTTTAGATAATACTCTCATCCATCCAGCAAGAACAATAAGATCTACTCTCCATGCTTTGAAGAGTTGAATAATTTGATCCTCATTTGCCATCTTAATACAACAATGAGGTATGCCTAACTTGTCTGCTCTCTTAGCAGCACCACACTTCTCCTTATTGTGTATCATAAGAACTACCTCATGATCTTTACATGTACGAACTATGTTCTCAAAGTTTGATCCTTTGCCAGAACACATGACTCCTAATCGCATACTACCTCTCCAATAATGTGTGATTTAAATCCGTGACCATCAATTATTACTTGAGCATCCACTGCAACCTGTTCATCAGGAACTACTAAACAATAACCTATACCTAAGTTAAAGGTAGTCTTCATCTCTTCCTCTGGTATCTCACCAGCAAGCATAACCTTACTGAATATCTCTGGTAGTCTCCAAGAATTATAATCAACGTGTGCTTCCAGACCATCTGGAATACAACGTGGTAGGTTACCAGGAATTCCTCCACCTGTTATGTGTGCCATACCTAGGATAGGTATCTCATCTAAAAGATACTGTACCAATGGTGCATAGATTCTAGTAGGAGTAAGTAACTCAGGAGTATCATCCCATCTTATCTTATGTCGCCATAACATATCATTGATAAGACTGTACCCATTACTATGCAACCCACTACTTTCTATACCAAGAATCACATCTCCTTTTTTAATAAGACGACCATCAACTATCTCACTCTTCTCTACAATACCTGTACAAAATCCTGCTAGATCAATATCTCTAGCAAACCTACCATGTTCAGCAGTCTCACCACCCAACAGTTCCATCTCTGCTAACTCACATCCTTTAAGGATGCCATCCATTATGTCATCTAATCTATCATCTAACTTTTTAGTTGAGATATAATCTAAGAAGTGTAATGGTTTAGCACCACATGTGATCACATCATTAACACACATAGCAACTAGATCTATACCAATGGTTGTCCAGTCACCAGATACTTGTGCAATATTAATCTTAGTACCTACCCCATCAGTTCCAGATACTAAAACAGGTTCCTCAAAACCAGAAGGAACCTCCATCATTCCATTGAATCCACCAATGGAAGGTGCTTTCTTCTTAAGTCTTTCAACAAAAGCATTACCTGCTTCTATATCAACACCAGAATCTTTGTAATTCATTTCTTCTTTTTAAAGACACCAAACTTAGACAGTAACCACATTGTAACTATTGTCCATCCTATAACATACCACATAATTAATCCTCCTTTTTCTTTGGTCTGGGATTAGTTCTTCTATTAATAATAGAGATGAACTTATCAGCAGCAAACGTTCCTGCAAGACATACTTCAAGTTCATCACCATCCAACCAGTTAGGATCACCATTCATCTTAGTATGGTTCATTGCCTCTTGAATCTGGTCAATTACTTCTTGTGTTAATTTCATTGATAATATCCTGGATTATAATTCTTTTTTGGTTTATCAGTCTGTGACCAATCTTGATACGGTGGTTCCTCTTCCCCAACAATATGTTGGAAGTGTTTAGTATCAAAGTATGATGGTGGTAAAGGTTCAACATCATCATATGCACCTGCCATCCTCTTCTTATGTTCACGCTCATCTAAGACTTCATTGATAAGGATCTTCATCTCCTTAACATACATCTCAGTGAATAACCTACGAGGTGTAACGGTAGACTTAGGAAGGTCTCTTTGCTGTTCTTCTAATGGTCTACCCTTGAAATTAGGATCAGCAGGACCACTCATCCCTTGTGTATCAATCTTCATTAAAATCCTCCAAGGTGAATAAAGATTTTAATTCTAACCCTGCTAACTTCATAGCAGTAGTTGCCTCATCATTCTCTTGACGATCTACAATAGTAACAACTCTCTCTACTACATAACCAGCATCACGCAGTCTCTTAACTGCTTTAATTGATGAACCACCTGTCGTAACCACATCTTCTAACACAGTTACTCTAGACCCTTCTGGAAGGGTTGGACCTTCAATCCATGCCTGTGTGCCGTGTCCCTTTGCTTCCTTGCGAACTATCAAAGCATCAAGGAGTCTCTTATCAAGACCAGATACTACTGCTACTCCTGCTACTAGTGGATCAGCACCTAATGTGAGTCCTCCTACTGCAACAGATTCTTTCTCTACTTGTTCTAGTAACATTATACTAGCAAGTGTAAGACCTCTTGCTGTTAAGGTCACAGGTTTACAGTTAACATAATGCTCACTGGTTTTACCTGAGGAGAGTTTAAACTCACCCTTCTTATAAGCAAATGCTTTTAGTAATGCTAGAAGTTCATCAGTCATCGGTAATAATTGTGTCTCTGTGTTCTATTAAATCCATAATGTCATCTGCAATACGCTTTGCTTGTGGATTCTTTTCACATAGTTTAGACATCCATATTCTCTCATCAAGAGTTACATGTCCTTCAGATACAATGCGACAGCATATATCTATCAGATCTAAACGTTGTTCAGTGCTTATCATAAGTTGCTTCATCAAAGAAAAATACTTGGGTCAATCTTCCAGTCTCAACTGAGTTACCAAAACCTGGTTGAAGACTACGATGGAATAAATCACCACGATAAATTACTAACCTATTATACACGTTACCTATCATTGTGACAACATTCTCATCCTCATCAAATATTACTGTCCCTCCGTCTACTGGTGCATCTGGGGTTAAATATAAAACTCCTGCCCACTGAGTATCATCTTTGTGTATCCACGTCTCTGCACCTTCCAAACATAATTGATACCGAAAACAATCCCTGTCCATCCTAAAATAGACAGGGAATTGTAGTACTTCTGATAGTTTATTCTTGACCATCTCCTGATAACCTTTGTCAGTACCACTGGATCTATGACCAGGAAATTGTCCTGTCTCATAAAAATCTAAGGTTAGAACTTGTGCTCTAACCTTATCAGGATTATCTAAAAAGTTATCTAAAATAATAGTATCAATCTTCACTGTCTAGGTCACCACTATATTCATCAAGTAATTTTTTAACCTTAGTCTCAGTGCCCTCCATAGTTTTAATTTGATAAAGGGACGATTTCATATACTTTTTAATCTTTTTATAGTCCTTCATAAGTTTCTGGACTTCATCGTCATTAATAACAACGGTGGCTTTGCTGACAGAATTCTCTATCTCACCACCAAATCCTAATCCCATTTCTCTCTCCGATTATGAAGAGGTCTTCCTCTTCCTTTTCTTTTGTTGTGGTTCTTGACCTGGAGGATGCCACATCTTTGGGTTTGCTCTACCCTCTGCCTGTGTAAACTTTACAAAATCCTTCTTGAACTTATCATAATAATGGTCAAACAAATCTACTGCCTTCTGAGAGATGGCAATATCATATGTTGACTTACCCTCTAGTTTATATTCAACTAGGTATGCTGTGTTAGGTAACTTCCTATCTTGAGCAGCATCGGGTTCGCATTTTTCATGTAGGATTGTTACGCTCATCCTCCACGTCCTCCCCATGTGATATCAGGATATGCTTCCTGAACATTACGAAGAACAAGTTTATACTTCGACTGAAGCATGTGATCTTTAACCAAGACCATAATCTCTGCCTCTTTAGGATGTAATCCCTCAAGCATCTGAATAAACATAGTCTCTCTACGAAGACCATTCATACCAGGATTACCACCCTGTAAATAATTGTAGAAGTTCTGGAACTCCTTACGAATTGATGTATGTTTATTTCTTACCGCTTCATCAGGAACATAGTTACTATTCGCTGCCTTGTTCATTGTTGATGACAAAGTATCATCAAATGGTGTCTGCTCTTCTACTCTTGAATAAGGTACTGGACCTTCAGGTAACAGAGACTTACAGGTATCATCAAAGTTCCAAATTAAAATAGTAACAAGTGCATCGCACCTATACTTTTGCAGAACCTCTGCTTTTAACTTGGAACTTCTTTGTTTAGAAGCCAACTCCAATATCTCATGCATAAATGGGTTGGCCTGAAGTTCAGGAAGTTCTTTAGTCTTCGTCGTCTTCTTGGTTGTCATAAGTTTGTTCAAACCTCACAGCTACAATTTCATCAGGTACTACGTGACCGTTCTCATCAAACATCTCAGGGTGAGTGTAGACATACTGCGGTGTAGTGTCATAAGAATGCTGTCGTGCCATCCATCCTATCATACCTCCGACTAATAAGGCAAGGAACGACACAACTGTCGTCAGGGTCAGGGTTACTACCATAGTTTCCATGATTCTTCTCCGCAAGAGTTACTGTTTTTTAATGTCAATTGATAATTCAAATTGAACTCGTATCTCTCGCTTGAAGAGAGAGATAACCTTACCAAACATTATGTGGAATGTTTTTGGTCGTAGTTTCTTTCTCCTCCTGTTACGATGACGTAACATTAACTCAAACCCCTTGTTAATCTCAAGTGGTTCGCTCTTAGATTTATTTAGAGACTTTTCTTCTCCATTCTTATCTTCTGTCATAGTAATTGCTCAGTATCATAGAACCAAAGATGATCTAACGTAGATGAACTCAATGTTTTAAGTGCATCTCCAGGAGTCTCAACTAATGGTTCGCCAGCAAGATTAAAACTGGTGTTGAGTAAGATACCATGACCACTTAGTCGTTTAAATTCTAGCAAGAGATCATAGAGATGTCCAGTGTTTACTGTTTGTATCCTACATGTGTTATCAATATGAGTAACACCTGGTATGAGATCCGTCCTGACTGGGAAGCATACTGTCATGTATGGATTAGGTATAACATCATCAAAATATAGATGAGCATCCTCTTCTAATACTATGGCAGCGAATGGTCTATACCATTCTCTCTTCTTAATTCTATTTACAATGTTTCTAGCATCAGGATTCAGAGCATTGAATAAGATAGATCTATTACCTAATGCACGTTGACCTGCCTCTGCATACCCCTTAAAGATCGCAACGGACTTGTTATTATATAACAGACTAGCAATGCCCTTGAGATTAACAGTCTCACCCACATACTTACTAACATCATGATGTTCTCCATGATATGAAGTCGTTGTTATGGGTCTAACTGTAGTATCTTTGGTTAATCTTCTGTAAATTAACATAGCAGACCCAATAGTATTACCACCATCATCACACAAAGGTTCAAAATAAAATTCAACATCTGGAAAATTCTTAATCAATTGATAGTTGGTAACTATATTCATACCAAATCCACCACCAATACACACCTTTTTTATACCAGTCTTCTCTATAGCATCTCCAATCATCTTACAAACTCTGTTCTGAGATTGTATCTGAACTTCGTAACAATAGTCAGCAAAAAGTTTATAGTTATCCTTTGTTATAGTCATCTTATAAGGAGCATCCTTACCATTTAATAACCTTATAAGTTCTGGATAATTACAAAAATGTTTTGCAAGACGATCTATAACACCATCTGAATATAAATTAATAAACTTATCATTACTACTACCATAAGATGATAGACCCATTGCCTTACCACAATCATTAACAGTCTGACCTATCACAAGTGCAGCAGTATTATAAAGATTACCTATACCTGGATAAGTTCCAAAGACATTGTGTATATTATATGTACAACCATTCTTTTCTTTTGATATAGACTGGACGTTATCATCAACACTCCAATAATTTTTAAGTATTGGTTTAAAACTATAAGGATACTCTGCAATGTAGATAGACTCTCCTTCATAAACCTGATCATGTCCTTTTAATATTCCACCACAAGCATCACAAACAAAACATAATGCCTTATCAAACCCACTATTATAAAATGATATTGATGCATGGTATATGTGATGCATTGAATCATCACTTGTAACCGTCTGCATAGAAGGATTCATTGAACGTATGATCTTTCTCATAGCCTTATCTGCTTCATTAGATAAGTTAGTAGACACCATACCATAATCAATATCATTATGATTAAGCATAACCTTCCTTACTATTCTCTCAGTAAGTTCAGTATGCTTCTGTCTATTATATCTCTCTTCCTTATAATAATTTTTAACAACTCCATCCTCTAGTATGCAAGCAGAAGCTTCATGTCCAGAGAATAGGGTTAAAATTTTCATAATAAATATGATATAGTTGGTGAAGTATTGGTTTCGTAATGCAACTAAAAGATATACTGTTTAAAAACTGTAAGGACTTAACTGAGATAAGTCTTCCTGAATGGTTAGAACCAGAAGTAAATGACAATGGTTCAACTATTAAATCTTATGCATGGAAGAGTGATAAGTTAAGAAGAATTAGACTGTGTGAACTAAACCTAAGAGGTAAATTCATTGCAGAATCCTTAGTTATATATCCAGAGTGGAACTATAATAACCCAGTCTTCGGATCAGAATATGTAAATGCTGGTGGTAAAAGATACTTTGGAACCATAGACTTCCACCCACTTGATATGAGAGAAGAATATATTAATCATTATATCAATAGAGACTTAATAGATCAACCAGATAGAACTAAAAATAAATCCCATGTATATGACTTAGACAAATACTTCTCAAAGAAGTTGTGGATCAAAGTAGAAACCAACGACTTCTATGAGAAGTATGTAGAATCTTTTGAGTTATATCTTACAAGATACCTTCATCAAATGAAGAGGGCAAATCCTGTTGTAAGAAATGTGTTTGGCAGTTACATGCCAGAAGCACACTATGCTCAAAGAGGATATGATCATCACCTAGCATCTACAGACCCCGCCTACGGAATCCTGAAGACCTATTATAACTCAAAGTTTGCTGACAGATATATTAATACCTTCTTATTTGATATGGCTAGACTATAAGTTTATTCTCTTGTAAAAAATTAGCAGTAGAAGAACAACCACCAAGTTTTTTACCATCAACTACAACCTGTGGGAAGGTAGAACCTTGTCCAAACTCATCATAGAATGCCTTCTTATCAAAATGTTGATCCAATTTATAAACAACATGCTTGAGCTGACCTAGCTCAAGTAGTTGTACAATCTTATCACAATATGGGCAACCATCTTTAGAGTAAACGGCAAAGTTCATATTCATTTAAAATAATTCGTATTATATAATACATTTATACATTCATCAAGATCCAACCAGAGGTATTGTCCCAGAACATTAACTCAAAGGCAGCACCTTCAGTATTAACTGTCAAATCTGCACTGTCACCCATGATTGGTTTACCATTTCTAGCAACAGTTAGAGCAGCAGCATCACAGTTCCTCTTATAGTCTATAAATCTAATTCTTTCTCCTTGTGTTGGAGATGCTGGTAAAGTAACAGTAAATGCACCACTAGTAGCAGTATCTATCATGACTGTTGACCAAGAAGTAACAGTAGTGTTACTTGTCACATTCCAGTAGTTAGTATCTACACCATGTATAGGTACATTTTTATTAAGAGACTTGTTAAAGACTTGTAATTCATCTGTAGTAGCATCATATGCCAATTGATTTACAGTTGTTGTACCAATACCAACCTGTCCTTTAAGAACAAAATCACCATCAACAGCAAGGTCACCGAATGCCATGACTGCTGTGTTAGCAGCACCAATGACTGCTTGAGTTGTAGTAGCACCAAAACCAACACCAATAGTTGCTATACCAGTAGTACCATTACTTAAATCAATCTGATTACCTCTAAGGGTATCAGCATAGTATACATACCTCCACTTCTTAGAGTCTTGACCTAAGTCAAAGGAGTTAGCAACACCTGGAGTAATGTTTGAGTTAACGTTAGCATCAAGAACAACTGCGTTCTCTGTACCAACACCAGTGTTTACAGTACCACCTTGGAAGGTTACAGTACCAGCAAAGGTAGATACACCAACAGTCTGTACATTACCTTGTACATGAAGGTCATCACTAATTTCTAACTTAGATAGTGATGTATCACCAATAACTTTAAGTCCATAAGACCCTGGATCAGTAATACCAATACCAAGACCTTCTTTAACGTAAGCATTGGTTGCAGTTAATGTAGATCCAATACCAACAGAACCATAGAAGTGTTGATAGTCTACATAATATCCACTAAGAACAAAGTTTACAGCACCAGTCTTCCTTTTCAATGAGTTTGTATGTGCCGATACAAATGTATGGGCAGTTACGTTAGTAGATGGAATCTTATCAGAGTTATTTTCATCAGCACCAGGAGTAAGATCTAGTACCTGTACATCAAAAGTATTTTTAGTAACATTGTAAATAGGTATCCACTTATTATAGATTGGGTCAGTAGCTCTTGGATAATAATGCTTTGTAAGATGATTATCCTTAGCACATGTTAATACAATAGACTCACCTGTAATGTATACCTTATCAGTATCAACAAATTTATGAGCATTTATTTGAACGGTCATAAATCCTGTAGTAGGATCATAACTTATACCCTGTATAGTATGCTCAGTCTCAGTAATATTATCAGCACGAACATACATCTGATCACCAGGTTTTGCTGATATATCAGACCTAACATGTGTTGAGTTACGTTTTACCTCATAATTGTATTCTAAATAGTCTGTCGCAGTTGTACCAAGACCTACACGAACCTTACTATCACCAGAAGACTTATTACATACAAACAAATTCCCTCTAAAACTCTTACCTGTTGGGAATTCAAATAATAAATCAGCACCATTATCAGCAGTAGAAAATCCTTGTGCTAAAAATCCTGCACCACCTTTGTTAGGACTCTCTTCTCCAACAAATGTAAATGCGGAACTTGTATCCGTAGATCTAATAATTACACTATCTCCATCCGCAAAGAATAAAGGATCGGATTCAAAATACTCTCCGACTCCTATCTCCTGATCAAATGTAACATATCCATTTGCTTTAAAAGAATCTAATCCACCTGCAGTGGCTAATCCAACTCTAACCCAGATCTTCTGAGGAGTTTGGTTCGTAACATATACTTTACCTTGGGTCAACGTTCCTGCTGGGGCAGTATATAGTAATTGATTTAACTTAGCCGTCGCTGGCTTAACGTTCGCTAATTTACCAAATGACATCGGCTATATCCTATCGTATAGTTTGCAGTAAAACTATTTATCTGTTAGAATATTGGCAAAAAGAAGATGATAATACTTACAGGATCAAAAGGATTTATAGGACAGAACTTCCTCAAAGCATTAAGGAATGAAGAAGTAATAGAAGTTGAAAAGGATAACTGTCAAGAGTTCTGTCGAAACTTTACTGAATGGGACAAAGTAGAACTAATATTACATCAAGGTGCAATCTCTTCTACAACTTGCACTGACCTTGAATTACTTATCAATACAAACGTTGCATTTACAGAATGGTTATTAAATAAAGCAATCAAATATAAGATACCAGTCAAGTATGCATCCTCAGCATCAGTGTATGGTAGAAGTCTTAATGAAATTAATCCACTCAACTACTATGCAATAACCAAAGTGATCACAGACTACTGGGTTCAAGATCATATGGATGAGTTTAAATTAGTTCAGGGTTTTAGATACTTTAATGTATATGGAGAAGGTGAAGACCATAAAGGTAATCAAGCAAGTCCTATACAAACATTTACAGAACAAGTTAAAAATACAGGTAAACTAAAACTCTTTGAAGGATCTGAGAATTTTATTAGAGATTTTATTTGTGTAAAAGACATCGTACATCATGTCTTAAACAATGATAAACCTTCTGGAATCTATGATCTAGGAACAAGTATTCCTATTAGCTTCCAAAAAGTTGGGGAACTAATTGCTAAAAAATATAATGCTGAGATAGAATATATTCCATTCCCAAAACATCTAGAAGGAAAGTATCAAAAATATACTTGTGCTAAAAATGAGTGGGGTAACTATAAATTTACTACTGTTGAAGAATATATTAATCAATCACCTACCATTATCCTATAACTATCCGTATCAAAATGCTGTGTAGAGAACTCAAATAATTCAGAGTGTTCCATAGCATACATCTGATGCCTTAATCCACGATATATGTGGAAGGTATCACCAGGTTCTAGTATCTTAGTATTTGCCTTTGATAAATCATCAGTCTCACCATAGAACAAAAGAATCCTACCAGACTGTAGATAAAAAGTCTCATCCTTTAACTTATGATAGTGCCAAGAACATCTCTTACCACCCTCAAAGAATAATAATTTACCACAGTACTCTTCAGTGTTGACAATCCATTTCTCATGTCCCCACCCTTTAGTTACTATTTTAATTGGTTGCTCAGTATTCATTTACCAACAAGTCCCACCTGTCTTACTAGGAGTATCTTTAAAAAATACATGGTCAGGAGATGCTTTATCATCTATAAAAATATCTGCATGTGGTTTGCCCATAAGTAATTCATGGTATTTAACACCCCACATCTTTAATTGTGCTTGAGTAAGAGGTCTCAACAAATCATCTGCTACTGCTGCTGCCTCTGCATGAGGTTTATCTTTATTCCTACCCATTGCACGAGCAGTAAAGTATATAATGTAGTGTCCTTCATCATATAATTTATTGATCGCTTCTATTCTATCCTTCTTAGGAGTAGCACCTTCATACTGACAAGTACCACAACCCTCACCAGGTGTGCAGATAGTTCCATCAATATCTATACAATATCTCATAGTGATTTAATATCCTCAGCAGTTAAAGTATAACATCCATAGTTTTGTACGGCAATAGCAGATGCTTTATTAGCAATCTTAATTGATGCTTCCATGTCATGATTCTTAAGAAATTCAGCAGCTAATGCAGCAAGGAATGTATCACCAGCACCTACAACATCAAATACATTTACATTCTCACTAGGATATAGTTTATCCATATACCATGCACCCTGACCTCCTACAGTTGTAATTAAATTATGTGGATCAGGTTGCACCCTTAAAGTAGATGCTTCTCTTTGATTGATTTTAAAAATAACATTTTGTGCTGAAAATAAATCCTTCTTCTTAGTATCTATAAAGACTGGTCCAGTAAAATTCTTACAAAAGGTTATAAGATCTTCTATAGTAACAAAACCTTTATCATAATCAGATATAACAATAGCATCATACTGTGATGTAAGAAATGCCATCTTAACTTCAGCAGGTTTTATTGGATCAACATGATCATCTTCATCAATCCTAACCAACTGTTGCTTACTAACACTATCAAGTACTCTCTTCTTCTTTATCAACTTCTTATTAGTAATGTGAGTTACATGAACCCCAAACGATTGCAAATTCCTCTTAACATTCTCAGACATACCAAGAACAGTAACTGTCTCTTCATGTTTTACTACAGGAACTGGTGCTTCTGGACTTATCCTATCTACAGTACCAAAAATATAACTATCTTCACAAGTCTCTCCTATCAATAATACTTTGTACTGTTTTTGTTGTTGCATAATCACTAACTCTATCAAAGAATACTAACTTAGCAGCAGACATAGATCCTATTACAGACTTATTCTTCCAATCAGATCCAACAACCATGACATGTGGTTTTATAAACTCAACCATTGCTGCTAACTGAGTATCACTATCAAAGACTGCTACTCTATGTACTGCCTTTAAATTCTCAAGAAAGAATTTCCTATCCTCCACACTATATATGGGACGAGAAGGACCCTTCATTTCGGATACCCGTCTATCACTATCAATACCAACGTATACTCTGTCACCTAATGTCTTAGCATAGTTAAGCAACTCAATATGACCACGATGAAGTAGATCAAATGTACCGTTAACAAATACTTTAGTAGATGGAACGTAGAATTGTCTGCCTATACTCATGGTTGGTAAGTTAGTTTAATGTTTCCTGCTATGGTTGTACCTTTAGTACCATGCAAAACGCTGTGCATAATAAATGATGGGAAAATTAATATACTACCAGATTCCAACTGAGGTTTATAATCCAAAGGAAAATCTGGTAACCCTGCTTGTGACATATGATTCTGTATATCCTTAAAAGAAGGATTATGTAACACAGTCTTTGAGACTGGTACAGATTCATATATTATAAAACTCCATTGATTATTAGGATGAATATGGAGTTCTTGGTAATCGCTCTCAGTATATACGTTTCTCCATAGACTGTCAATCCGTGCATTAGAATACGAACACTGAATGGTTTGAATATTCCTAGTAACAACCTCCATTATATGTTCCCAAGTCTCAGAAGGTATGTCTGTATCAGACCCAAAACTTGTATGGATTTCACTGTCCCATGTTGGATGATATTCACCATTCTCTATGTGAATTTTATTTAGATCAACCTTATCTTCAAAGATAGGTATAGCAAATAAATCTTTCCTCATTATAGATACATCTCCTCAAATTCTGCATGAGTTATATATCCATCATCAGTAAAATTTGGAATAGAATTCTTATCAAACTTTGTATAAGTCTTTGGTTCTATTGGGAACCCAAGTTGAACTAACCAATGTATCCAATTAGATCCACCAAATACAAACCCCTTAGTCTCCATAAAGGATGGTTCATTACTCCTCTTCATATTATCTAAAAATATCTGTTGAGTCTCCGACATTTTATAATTATCTTTAACATATCTCCAGAACTTACTATCTTTATTAGGATTGGAGTAATGCATATTTACAAAATCCACAGCAGTCTCAAAAAGATTCTTCACTACAATATTATATAAATCAATGTCATGATCATGATAGTAACGACCTTTTAAAGTATCAACTAAATGATCTATCTCCTCTAGAGTCAAAGCAATACCTGTACTCTCAAGTGGTTCAATAAAACCAGCAGATAAACCAACAGATACTACTTTATTATCCCACGGTTTTTTATCGTAAAAAGGAGTCCAATCAATTACTTTTAAATCGTCTGGACTAACTACTCCATTCCAAAACTTACAAAGAGATTCCTTTGCTTCATTAATATCAGTAACCGATCTATTAAATACCAAACCAGAACCAATCCTAGTACGTAAAGGTGTATCCCATATCCAACCATGATCTACATTAGTACATGCAGTATATGGATGTAACTGTTCATCCTTATTAGTGTAAGGGATATGTCCTGCAACTGCTGTATCAACATACAGACGGTCAGTTAAATCTAATTTATCAGTATCCTTTAAAAGTCTTTTAAATCCTGTGCAATCTATAAAGAGATCTGCTTTTACATCATTACCATTCCTAAGTCGAAGAGTATTATCCTTAAAAGATTCGACAGTTGAGTTAATAACAGTAACTCTATCCTTAATCTTATTAGATATGTACTGAACTAACTTACCACAATCAATATGCAATGCATATGAATCCATCTTATGGATATTAATTCTATTCCTTGCTACAGACTCATAAACAGGTAGTGTTCTATGGAAAGGTATGTCCTGATAATTAGACCAAACATCAACCATTGGTTCCTCTCCTCCAAAAAAGAAGAATGGATGCCATATATTAGTACCATCTTCTCCCCAATCAGGAAATAGTATACCAACTTTTATTACTGCATCAGTTGCATTCATCCACTCACGATGATCGAAACCACAATCATTCATGAACCCAGCAAAACCTAGTAAGGTTGCCTCTCCAACACCTACAATCTCTGGTTCCTCTTTATCAACCAAAGTTACATTAACACCTGGTATCCTATTAGATATAGAAGCAGCAGCTAACCAACCAGAAGATCCACCACCAACTATAACAATATCATTTACTAAGGTATTCATTTAATGATATAGGAGGAGCCTCTTCAAGTTTATTGTTAGTCTCAAATTTATAAATGTCCATTATATTTATTGCTGTATGAGGATCTGGTTCAGACTTTACTGCTTTAGGATAACCCATTTGAAGCATCCAATAAAGCCAATTAGATCCACCAAACATACCAGGTTTACCATCAATGATTGATGTTTGTGGACTACTAATATTATCTTGGAACAACCTACAATAATCAGATGGTTCAAAAGTATCTCTTACATAATCCCAGAAGGGTGATTGATGTGTACTCAAATCATAATGCATTGATACAAAATCAGCACAATTCTCAAACAAATTGATTAAATATGCATTGTAAATATCAATATCAAAGTTATTAAAATATCTTCCTCGAAGTATCTCCACAGCTTTAACTACACCTTCAATGATTAAAGCAACTCCTGTACTCTCTAAAGGTTCAATAAACCCAGCAGCTAATCCAATAGAGATAACATTCTTATCCCAAATATTCCTATCATAATATGGATGCCAATCAATAATTTTTAAGGAGTCCTTATCAACTCTACCATCCCAATAATCTACAAAGTATTGCTTTGCTTCTTCAGGATCAGTTATCTCTCTATTAAATACCATACCAGATCCTATTCTAGACTGTAAAGGTATCTTCCATATCCAACCATGATCTGTAACAGGACATGAAACATAAGGATGCTTCTCAGAATTAGTTCCACCCTTACACTTACAATCACCCTCTTCTAAGTATGGTACATGTCCAGCAACAGCAGTATCAACAAACAAACGACCCTTTAAATCTACCCTATCTCTATGTTCTTTAAGAATACTCTTAAACCCAGTACAATCAAAGAAAACATCACCCTCAATCTCTTCACCATGCTTACAAACTACACTACGAATACTACCATCTTCCCACCTATTAATAGTTGAAACCTCACCTTCAATATATGAGAACGTAAGACAGTTTGATTCTAAAAATTTCTTTATGTAAGTAACTAACTTACCACAGTCAACATGCCATGCATAAGATCCAATATCCTCTTCATCAACCTTATCATTCATACTAGTATCATACAAAGGAAGATAGTTACGAATATTCTCATCTGTATGTGAGAGAGCATCCCATAAAGGTACGTCTTTAACTCTAGGAAAATAAAATGGATGCCAAATTTGATCTAATTCTTTACCCCAACCTGGAAATAATATACCTGCTTTTGGTACTGCATCCAATTCTTTTTTCCATTCCTTCTCTTCAAACTCACAATACCCAGACATAAACTCATCAAAACCTAATAGGGTTGCTTCACCAACACCTACAGAGTCACCTACAGCTTTATCAATAAGATATATGTGAGCAGTATTCATCTCTCTAAAAAGAGACATAGCAGTTAACCATCCAGAGGTTCCACCTCCGACAATTACAAATCTATTAATCATGTTCTTGGGGGCAAAGGATTCTTACGCATTGTTTTATAGACTAAGGTTGCCCTCAATCCATGATAGTGATCACCATTAGGGGGTGCTCCTCTATGAGGAATATTGCCTTTAAAAAAGGCAATTCTTCCTGGTGAAGGAAGTATCTCTACACTCTCACCATTAAATTCAACTATTGTTGGACCTCCCCATTTATCTTCCCATCTTTTATTAACATAGTAAATCCAACTAAGTCCATTATCACAGTTGCAGTCAGTATGTATAACAGTATCATGTATATACTGTTGACCATTAACTAATACTTCACCCAACTCTAAGTCAAAAGGAATAGTCTTAGTAACTGCATTGAATAGCATTTGATATGCACTATCCGAATGAGACTCTGATCTTGGTGGATAAATTGATTGTTTAAAACATGGTACTTCTAAACTAAGATCTGCACCTTTATCATAATCCATATCTAGTGTACCATCTGGATTAGTTTTATTACTACTACACAATCCATACTGCCATCCAAATCCATGCAATATAGTTTTATCTAAATGTTCTACAAACCACCAAGGGAATAGATTATCAATAACAAATATCTCATCTTCTGCAAGATCATACTTAGCAAAATTTAATGCTTCTTTAGTGCAATCAATATGGATCATTGATTTTTAACCTCTATTAATAGATCGTATTCAGGAAGATACAAATACTCAATATCACTATTAGCAAGAGTCCGTAACGCATCATCGAGTGTTTCAACCAAAGGTTCTCCACCCAAATTAAAGGAAGTATTAAAGATGATAGGGCAACCAGTCTGTTCAAAGAATTCTTGGATGAGTCCATAGTAATGGGGGTTAACGTCTTCAGTTACAGTTTGGATACGACAAGTACCATCAACATGAATGATGGAAGGAATCTTCTCTTCAATTCCTGGTTGACACTTCACAGCATACATCATGAACGGAGTGTCTTCCATACCACGAAGATCAAACCACTCATGTACATGTTCTTTTAGAATAGAACCTGCAAATGGTCTGAAGTATTCACGGTGCTTAACATTATTAACATGATCCTTACCATCTGGATCACGAGGATCATATAAAATAGAACGATTACCAAGTGCTCTTGGACCTGCTTCAGATGATCCTTGGAACATTGCAACAATATTCTTATCACTAATGAGTTTAACTACATCACTATAAGATGCATTAGTTACATTAGTAACACCCCACTTCTGGCAAGACTCAGATATATCTTCTGTTGTATAGTTATATGTAGGACCAGTATATAAATTTGTTATCCTATTCTTAATTACACTGTCTTCATTTACTTGATGATGCACATATAATGCTGCTCCAAGAGCAGTACCAGCATCATTACTTACTGGTTCAACAAACAAATTAATATCTTCATCTTTTAACTGTTCAAGATACCAATAATTTGCAACACAATTTAATCCATATCCACCAGACAATACTACATTCTTATTACCAGTCATCTCAACTGCCTTACGAATCAAATCAAGAACCATCTGCTGGGACTCTGTTTGAATAGCATATGCAACATCTCTACGGTTCTGAAGTTTAGTTAAATCTTCAGTGTTAGGTGGTGTTCTAAGATATTCATATCTACCTTCATTAACTACAGCACCATTAGGATAAGTAGGAACAATAACATTACGATCAGAGGTCTTCCATGCACCTCCACCACCATCAGTATAAATTGTTGGAACCTTATCATTAGGTTCACCATAGGGGAACAACCCCATAGTTTTACCTGCTTCAATAGGAGCCCATCCACAATACTGTGTTACTGCTTCGTATGCCTTAACAATACCAGCACTCTCATCTAAGTATAGTTCATGAGTTCCTTCTTCACCTTCACCTTCACTATCCATCTCAGGTATATGTGCAGAACCCCACGGTCCTCTACCTGCCATGTGCTTATAGATTGTTTTAAATTCTGATGGGTAATCACAAGTAAACAAAGACTCAAGTTCCCATGTCATCTCAGGTTCTTGACTACCAATATTCATTGGAACAAAAGTACCTGCACCATCTACTACAACTGCTACTGCAGATTCAAATCCAGAACGATAGAATGCACATGCAGCATGAAGTTTATGGTGTGTTCTACTAAGATCTATAACTTGAGGATGCTCATAACTATTTGCTTTACGATCAATTAAACCTAACTTCCTAGCAAATCCTGTATAAACATCTTCTCCAGTAAAATCTACCTTACCAGCATCACTTAAAGGTTGAGTGTGAGCAATCACAAGGTAATCAATATGATCAGTATAATCTAAGATCTTAACCATAGAGGCATAAGGTCCACCATCATACTTGTTCCTAGAGAATCTCTCTTCCTCAGTAGAGAATACTATCTCACCATCTTTAAGTAAACATACACCAGAGTTATGCCCTCTAGCAAGAGCTGCAATCCATTGAGTCATTATATAATCCTCACTTAAGATTCTTTAAAATATCCTGTACTTGACCTTCTACTTTCTTTTGAGATGCATTCTTCACGTCTGCCATAAATCCTTTAGATGATGATGGTTTCAATTGTGGTCTCGTAGTTCCTTTGGGTACACCACTAGCATCACCAGCACCTCCACCACCCATGCCCATGTTTGGAGCACAGCAATCATTACTGCTCTTTGGTGCAGAAGACTTGTTATAATTGGTATAAGCAGTTGACTTACCCATTCTCTTACGAACAGAAGTAAGTATAGATCTTATCTGATCTTTGTCAAGTTCCATTGATTGATCATTATAACGATCAACTCTCTCATCAGTAGTAAGTCTAATAGGTGAGTACTGTCTCCTACCTTCTCCTACATCAATGATATCAAAATCCTTACAGTCAGGATAAGATATATTAATTGGGAATGTTGATCCAGTTACAACTGTAGCAGTCTTACCAAATGCCCTAGCAAGATGCTGACCCATACTATCACATCCTAAGAAGTGATCTGCTGCATTAATAATACCAGCCCATAATCTCATGTCCTGAATCTGTGGTCTTGCAACCTTTATCTTTGCCTTCTCTTCATTCTCCTCAAGTGGAAAATGAATCTCACTCATTACAATAACACCATAATCCTTCTTAAGTTCATTAATAATTTCAACAATAGCATTCAAAGGAAAACTGCGTGATGTAATATCAGCAATAAAATCATCACCAACCTGCTCAACTGATCTACCAAAAGGTTGAACTACTAATACTTTATCCTTACCAGTTCCTTTCTTTACTTCTTCTACTGCGTTGAACCCTTGGATTGCTTCCATCTTTGCTAGTTCAACTCTAGGAACTGGAAGTTCTCTTGGTTCATCTAACTCATTGATTTGAATATCATATGCCTGTGCAAGACTACACTTCTGATTATAATATTCCCAAACTCTATATGGTTCTGTAGTTACTATATCACGATGCTTTAATTCTGTTTGAAATAAATTCTTATGCCAGTTATCATATACTTTACCATCTAATGTTGGATGACCCTTAAAGAAATCAGTCCCTCCCTCACATATAATTACAAAATCATCATGAGTTTCTGCATATTTTTCAAACGCAGGGATGGAGGAGATGACTCTACCTGCTCCACCATTAACAAAAAACGCCTTCGATCTCATTGCATATACTCCAAATAATAATCTTAAATGATTAACTTTCTTTTATTTATCCACTATATTATAGAGGATTCTGTCAACTATAGCAAGGGCATAGCACCATATTGTTTGGTTGCTCTTACAGTTGGATTATCAAACGTACTCTCAGGTATCACATCATACCCAATAGTAAGTCTCTTACCTGTATAGTAGGAATCATTCACCACTCTATGACGAACGTTCCCTCTACCGAAATAAATATTACCTGTCTCATTCTTAACTTCCCAGTCACCAAATTCTGTTGTAGTGTCCTGTGGTTCTAATGCAATGTAACCATGCCAAGGTGCGGAATGATTATGCCAATCTAAAACCTGATCATGGTCATGAAAATTTAACCATGCTTGGAACCAACACCTCTCATCTGGTACATTCTCTTTAATAATACCCCTTAAGTGTTTAAAAATATTCCAGAAATGAATAGACGGACTGGTGACACTGAAGATATTATACAAATAATAACTCCAGGTTGTGTCCCCGAATCCGTCTTCTACCAGAGAACGGTGGCAATCTGATGCCACCTTTATAATCTCTGCTTGGTTTTCTTTTATATAATCAAATTTATAAATCTTAAATTTTTCATTCATAATTTAATTAAAAGCAATTAAGCAATAGCTAATCCACCATCTGTTGGAAGAACCTCATCGTCAGGTGATAATGGCATCATGTAGTATGCACCATTAGGTGTAACACTTGCTGCTGCCATTGTAGCAGGGAAGTCTCTTAACTTCTGGCGATATGTCTTCCACTTATCCTTAAGATCAGTTGGCATATCTTCTGTAACCTTACCATCACATGCTTGAAGAGCATTATTTCTATGCTTTCTAATGTCATCCCAAGTAAGATCAGTCTCTCTGTCAAGTAACTTACCAATCGCAGTGAATGGTTGAATAGTAACAGTACCACCTACAACTTTAACACTATCTCTATCATAGATATCACCAGGCATTAATGGTGTTCCATATGTACACTGAGGATATCCAGATACTGCAGGAGTGATTGAACAAACAGCACTGTCAGTATAATCTTCTTCCTTCTCGTCAATAGGCATGCCTCTTAACTGACATATAAGTGGGTTAGTTGCACAATCAACTTCATACCACTCAACTACGTCTGCTGGCATTGGACGACCATCTAATATATCGTCTTCGTTTAAAGGTCCAGCTTTTTCTGTGCCGTCTGCACCAATCTGTAACCAAATCTTATCTGGTCCATCGTATGTGGACTTACGTGTTTTACCATCTGTAAAAGCATGGTCTACCATGTAATCGTTAGGTAGTGGGAGGTCGTATTCGACGCTAATGTTAGTAGCCATAATAGTTTTCGGGTTTGTTCAGGTAATCTCCTTCGGTATTATTTATAATATTAAACATTAAAAAGGAGGGTATTAACCCTCCTCTAATACATATATCGTTTATACTATATCAAACGTATGTAATCTTGACAAGTCCTGGTCCACCAGTACCACCTTGACCACAACAGCGTTCGCAATAGTTGGTCATAGCACTTTGTCCACCATGTCCGTATGGAACAGTCCAGCATCCACAACGAATCCAACAGAAGTTCTGGTTAGTAAAGACGTTAGTACCAATAAATGGTGCAGCAGTAGGAATATTAAATCTACCGTGGCAGTGACAGAATACACCTCTTGGGTTCCAGAATCCACCAGCCATGTTACCCATTCCAAATTCTGCTCCGTTATCATTAGGACCTCGGCAGCAAGCATTGTTAGAGAAGCAACCATATGACCAGTTACCCTGAGCACAAGCACCTCTACCACCTATAGCACAGAAGTTACTTAAATTATTACCATTAACATATGACATACATCCACAACAACCTGTACATTCTCTTGAGTAACAACGATAAACACCAGCAGCACATACAGTATAAGTATCACCTGGTGTTACATTAATAGTTCTAGTAGCATAGTACCCACCTTGAGCACCAGCATAAATTTGGCATCTATTACAAGAACATGCTCCATGTCCGTTACCACCAGCACCCCAGATTTCAAACGTTGCTCTTGCTACTCCTGTTGGAACTGTCCATAAACAGCAGCAACCTGTAGAACATGGAACTGGATTACCATAAACCCATTTAACATTCCACGTATCCAATCCAGTGGCATTTAATTTACCAGCAGTAACACTACCTGGAGGTAAACTAGATCCATCTATCTTTTTATAGCTTGAATAAACTGCCATTTTTAAGTCCTTTAGAAGTATGTAATTTTTACAAGTCCACCGCCACCAGTACCACCTTGACCGCAACAGCGTTCACAATATGTAGTCATAGCGTTTTGTCCACCGTTACCATAAGGCACAGTCCAGCAACCACAACGTACCCAGCACTCTCTAATAGATTGCTGTGATACAGTACCAATCAATGCAGCACCTTGAGAATAGTGTGATCTGTTATAGCAATGACAGAATCCTCTGTCATAAACAAATTCAGCACCGTCCCAACCACCAGTGTGAGTACCTTGCATGAACTCACCACCATTGTTACCTGGATTTAGGCAGCAGCACCAGCGAGAAACACATAAAGTTGCCCATGATGTTTGTGATCTACCTCTTTGACCACCAATAGCACAGAAGTTAGAAAGATTATATCCATTTACATAAGATGAACATCCTTCACAACCAGTACATTCTCTTGAGTAACAACGATAAACACCAGCAGCACATACAGTATATGTACATCCCTCAGCAGTATCAATAGTTTTTGTATTGTAGTATCCACCACCACTACCCATGTAGTGATGACATCTATTACAAGAACACATTCCTGAACCGTTACCACCAGCACCCCACATTTGAATATGGAGTTTCTTTACACCAGTAGGAACTGTCCAAAGGCAACAGCAACCTGGTGTACAAGCACCTGGTGAACCGTAGAACCATTTAACACCATACACAGCGTTAAGAGCAACCGTTAAGTCAGCAGCATCTACTGAACCATCTGCCAGCTCATCACCTGTTAACTTTTTATAACTTGAATAATTTGCCATTGTGTATTCTAGTCCTTATGTGTATGTAATTTTAACAACGCCACTACCACCAGTACCGCCTTGTCCACAGCAGCGTTCGCAGTAAGTAGTCATCGCACCCTGTCCACCAACTCCATATGGAGCATAGAAGTCTCCACATCTCATCCAGCAGTTAACCTGTGACTGAGACATACCTGATCCACCCGCTAGGAATGGAGCATTTGTAGTACATGTTGTAACCCAGTTACAGTGACAGAATACTGTTCCACCCCAGTGTCCTCGGTGGTTACCCATTCCGAAGTCACCGTTATTTGATGTTGGTCCTATGCAACACTCCCAATCAGAGTTACATGCTGTATCCCATGAAGTATTTGATAGTCCAGTAGCACCACCTATAGCACAGAAGTTACTTAGGTTGTAACCATTAACGTATGATGAGCATCCAGTACAAGCAGAACATTCTCTACTTAGACAACGATAAACACCTGCAGCACAGATAGTATAAGTACATCCACCAGTAGTAGATATAGTTTTACTATTATAAAATCCTCCACCAGCACCACGGTAATGGTGACACCTGTTACAAGAACAAGCACCGTGTCCATTTCCACCAGCACCCCAGAGTTCAAAGGTTACTCTCTTAACCCCAACTGGTACTGTCCACAAACAGCAACAACCACTGGAGCAGTGGCATTGTTGTCCAAATACATGGAACACATTATATGCCAGACCAGCACCAGGGGCTAGAGCAGAGTTGGGGATTGTCGAATCAATAATCTGCCCTTGTACAATTTTTTTGTAACTTCCGTAAGTAGCCATTTGTTAGATCAGTCCTTATTATTTATTAGAACATCATATAAAGGAAGGGGGAACCCATGTCCCCCTTAAGTCTTGTCTTATTAGACTGTGAAGACTCTCCAACCTGAGGAGTTATCGTAGAATACGAGATCAAATGCAGCACCCTCAGTGTTAACTGTCATATCAGCTGAATCACCCATAATTGGTTTTCCATTTCTACCAATCGTTAGGTTGTTAGAATCAAATGTCTTAGCAACGTCAAAGAACCTAATTGTATCACCCTTATTAGGTGCAGCAGGTAAAGTAACGGTGAATCCACCACCACTTGTATTACACCAGCATGTCTGGAATGATGAAGCAGTGTAAGTAGAGGTGACATCAACGTTCTGTAGACCTCCGAGTGGAACCCAAGCAGAACCGTTATAAGATTCAAAGGCAGCAATTGTTGTGTTGTAACGTAGACCACCAAGGATTGGAACTGCTGGTCTCTGAGCAGTAGTTCCCTTAGGTGGAACCATCTGATCAGTACCCATGTTTCCACGAGTTATGTAACCAACAAGTGCAAATTCAGTTGGGCAAGCATTGTTAGAGTTGCCACTCATGGTCTCGTCAGAGGAGAATTCAGAGATCGCCTCACCAATTTGACCACCCAATGAACCCAGTCTCAATTCTGTCAAACCAGATAGGTTGAATGCAGAAGCATCCAAGGTTGCAGCACCAGTCAACTGGTTAACTGCGAACAAGTCACCAACTCTGAAGTTACCACCTTGGTCAGTAGATACGTAGAATACCTTACCTGGTCCGAAGGTGTTAGTCTCATTACCCTGAACGACGTTTGCTTCGTTCACATCAGGATAGTTAGTTTCAACCTTGTTACCAACACCAACTGATAAGAAGTCGTGTCCAGTTAGACGTGCGTTAGAGAACTTACTTCTAAACTCTAGGAACGAACCGCCGTGTGCAACATCTGCACCAGTTGTTGATAGTCCAGATAGACGTGTATCCCATGTTCCAACACCTTTCTCAGGAGAAATTGTGATGGTTAAGCGACCTGTATATGTTACAGGAGCAGTGTTACCTGAAGATCCACGATTCTGTGTGAAGTTAGTCTGGAATCCAGTTACAGCGTTAACAATATAGTACCTTGGTTGCCCATCAATTCTGTCAGAACCAATACCAGCAGCAGTAGTTGTAAATCCAACTGCGTCACCCACGAGTGGTAAGTTGTTAGGATCTGCTAGGTCAAGTTCCATAATAACGCCCTTCTGACCACTAACTGATCCAGTAACGTTCTTAACTTGTAGAGCACCAGTTGTACCAGCACCGATGAATGTAATTTGCTCACCCTTAATGAATGATGTAGTACCAATACCAGTACCGCCACCACCGATTGAAGGATCACCATAGCCAGGATAGTACTTGAAGTAAACCCTATCTGCAGCAGTCTGATCGTTAATATAGGTAGCATAAGCACCAGATGTTTCACCAATCATGGTGTTACCAACAGCACATGTGTTAGTAATAGATCCAGTGGTGATGTCCATTCTGTCACCGAAGAGTCTCGCTGTTCTTGGAACCTCATCAGTGTTGAATCCAGAAGAGATAACACCATAGTCACCATAAGAGTTGTTACCACCAACAGCACGGATTCTAGATCCACCACCTGAATAGTAACCCCACTTAGCATAGTATGTGAAGGAAGACACAATCTCAGCACCAGCACCCTTGTCTAGGATGAATCCAGCACCGTCACTTAGAACGTTGGTGAATGCGTCGAACACCATCGTTCTGAATCCAGTGGCGTGAACACCACCGTCAATTAGACATCCAACACCAGCACCCTCACCAGTTATTCTTGCGTCAGAACCAGTTGGAGGTTCACCGAATGCTGTACAGTCCTTAACATAAGGAGACTTGTTCAGAATAGGTGATACAGGGTTGAATGCGAAGTAAGCACCACAAGCAGTAGAACCAACACCAGTTCTTACACTGGAGTATTCTAACTGAGTAGGATTATCAGCATCATAATTAAATCCAACCATTCCTTTGAAGTTCAGACCCTGAATAGTTGTAGAGTCAGATAGTTGGAATAAAGTATTACGGTTGTTATCTGTTACTCCGTCAGCAGACAGACCAGAAGCAGGTCTGATCATTGAAGATCTTAGAGTAGATCCAACAACTGATGTGAACGGAGGAACAACAATCGGAGTCTGCTCAACGAATTCAGAAGCAGAACAACGAACAACAGCAGGAGATAGGTTAATAACAGTACCTTCTGCCTCATATGTGTGAGAAATTGTTGATACACCAACGTTTACCGTGAAGGTATTGTTGTCAACAACTTCGTTAATGTTAAAGTAAGATCCAAGAACCGTGCTTGGGAAGTAACTACTTGTAAGACCAACGAATACTGTACCACCAGAGACGTAAACGTGCTGGAATGTAGATACACCAACGTTAAAGTTGAATGACTGAGGTGTTAAAACAGTATCAACTACAAAGTTGTTTCCATTTGCACGAGTTCCATCTGGATAGATGTCAGTAGTGAATCCAGAATATCCTGGACATGTTAGTTTTAAGTTATCTAATCTGACAGAATCACCAGCAGTGATACCTGTCATCGCTGCACCAACAGTAACAGTACCGATACCAGACTGTCCATCATACTGGAAGGCGTTAACTAAGTAAGTTCTACCTCCTGAGTAACATCCGAACTTAACTCTGTTAAGACGAACTGTAACGTTAGGATAAAGAATACCGTGTGAAGGTGCTGTAACTGTTGATAGACCCGTTACATGGTCATATACAAATCCTGTAATGTTTGTAATAGCACTCGCATTATCACATGCATACTTCAGAGTTCTGAAGGACATGTCTGGAGAACTACCATTGTAAGTATCAGATCCTTTCTCAGGGTCAACATAGTAGATACGAGTTGAGTTACCACTAGTCTGCCATGCAGGAATACCTAGTGTACTGATACCTAATGTTTGACCTGTTTGACCTGCTCCTAATCTCACTGGAGAGGTATTGTCTCTGATTAAAACGTCACCTGGTTGCGTTAGAACCGCATTAGAATCTCCGAGTGACAGTGCAGACCATAGATCTGCGTTGGTTCCAGGTGTTACACCCTTCCATGCGGTAGAACCAATACCGACATAAGATGATGATGAATACTCAACAACATCATTTGGATAGTATTCCTTATCTGTAGAATACGATCCGTCATATCTTAAACCTTGGTTAAATAGAATCCATGCTGTAGCAGCAACACCAACCATTGTTGATCCAATACCAGTGGTTAGACCCTTGGTTGGGTGAACGTTAACAGAAGAAGTTGCGTTGTGGCGATAAACATTACCACCTGTTTGTACAAGTTGACCCTTGTAGTATGTTACACCATCTTCATAAGTTGAAAGACCAACAGCATCTACACCTTCGGATAGGAAGTTCCACTCGTTTAGAAGCTCAGTTGGAGGAATTACACCTTGAGTTGTTGTTGTGATAGCAACATAAGAGTTACCAGCATAGCTTACAACATCACCGACCTCATAGATGATACCTGCATTCCATGCACCCTCTCCGTTAAATCCAGATGTATAGGAAGTAACGTTAAATGTATTGACTTTTCTACTAATACATCCTTCAGTAGCAGACACAAACAAATGCTGTGTTGTGTTAGTTGAAGGAGCAGTTTGTAATACCTGTACATCAAAACTATTTTGAGTTACGTTTGAAATAGGTAACCATTGCTTTGATATAGGGTCACTAACTCTTGGATATCTGTGGTTAGTTTGATGACTATCTTCATTACAAGTTAATGTAATTGATAGGTCCGCAATTTTAATTTCTTCACCGTTTGATAATCCATGACCGTTAATGACGATTGTCATCACACCAGTTACTGGATTATAATCTACGGATTGTGGTGTATAGGTCGCAGCAGCAAACAATAGCGGATCTGTTGTGCCAATACCAGCAGTAACTCTGTACTGAGTATTACCATACTTAAGTACGTCGTTAATCTTATAGAAGGTTCCGTTGGCATAAGTTCCAACGTTTCTTATACCCTCTGTGTGCAACTGCCAATTCGACGCATCGGTAGTATACCAAGTTGTCTCACTTGCAGCAGAGGTGTGATTGGTTGTGCAGACATAAGTGTTCGCACCAAACTTTACAATGTCGTCGATGACATAAGCAGTGGATGCAACCCAGTCGCCTCTCCAATTGAATTTTAGTCTTCCTAATCTAAAATCAGCCATTTTGTGTTAATCCTTACGCTATTGAGGTCCTATAGTTGAATAATCATATGTGCCGTTGACTCGTGCAGTCAAATATCCATCAGAGTCAATAAAATAATGTAAATTCCTGAAGTCAAATCTATACTGTTGATATTTATCATTTACATCATTCTTATATTCTTTGTCTTCAGTTGTTTCATCGACGTAATCTTCGCCTTCAAGGAACCCTGGATATTGAGTCCCGTCCAATCTATGGAAATCCGCAACATCGGTACTTCCAGAACTAACCTTAGTATAACGAAGCATGCCATCGGCATCTCTACGTAGAGCATGAACTACGAAATCGTTAGATTGTGTTACAGCCTTGCGGCCTTCTTCCATTCTTGATAGATTCATTTAAAACATCCTCCAGTAGGTTCCTTCCCAAACAAGTTCGACATATGCACCAGCAACGTCACAATTTAAAAATGTGTCGATAAACCCAGTACTATCTTTTATCTGGTCGCTACCTGCAGCATTTACTGTAAGATTATTTATATTCCAAGTGTATTTGGAATCTGCCAGGTGTATGGTGTCCCCATAGTAACGGAGGGATGGTAAACTAACTGTGAATGGAGCGTTAGAGGTGTCAACAAAGTACTTCATGTTGGTCATAAGTACATTACCATTATGAGAATTATTCAAATCTTCTAACCTGGATTTTTGTATTTCTACACCAGATAATGTTAGTCCATCGTGTACTCGAATCGTACCCTTATCAGTATCAAAAGTTACCTCGGCCAAAGCTCCAGTAAAGGACGCATGTTCTAGCTCCGTTCCTTTACGCAGTTGTACCCGTTTGGTATTAGCCATTAAAGGATTGTGAAAATGCTGTTATTAGTTATTTATCATTTAAATTACTACGATTCTTGTTGGTTGACCACGCTTGTATTCAATATATTCTGACTCTCCACCTGGTTCACCAGCAGAATCATAAGGTGTCTGGATATCAATGAGACCTTCACATATATGAGGTGCAGGTGTAAAGGACTCATCTTTGGTTCCACTGAATCCAACCTTAGCTCCATTAAGTCCACGTCCAGGAAGAATCCTGAGTCTGAATATTGTAATACCTCTTGATATATCTCCAGGTAATCCATCGTTACTAAGTCCAACTCTGACTTGACCAGCACCATCATATGCAGGTGCGAGACTAATATCTGCTCCACCACTAATATCGAAGAGAACAAAGGATTCTTCGACGTTGGATATGCTTTCTGCAGCACCGCCAGGAGCAGGTATAGATCCAGAACCAACATAAGAATTTGTTCTTGATTGATCTGCTGTACCATCAACATTGAAGAGTCCGTTTGCTGCACCAACGAATGCTGCAACCTCTGCAGATCCACCAGCAGAAGGTAAGCGACCAGATCCAATAATATCTCTGGTAACTTTTTGTGTAGCATCCCCAAGAGGTGTAAATCCGAAGGTAGCAGATCCAGATCCAACTTCTGCATTGGTCTCCCTCTCTCCAGCAGTACCCTCGATAGAGAATAGAGTTCCCTCTGTAAGAGCATTGATGAATAGAGATTCTGCTGCACCACCTGCGGATGGTAATCTTCCAAATCCAACAACTGGATTTGTTGTAGACTCTGCACCTGTACCAAGAACTCTGAATAGACCCTTGCTGAATATAGATGCAGCGTAACATTCTGCTGCACCAACAATACTATAAAGAGATCCACTACCAATGTTATTGGTAACCTTACTATCTTCAGAAGCACCCTCGAAGGTGAATAGAGTCTTACCTTCTGCCTCAACCTTAGTAGACTCTGCACTACCTCCGATTCCGAAGATACTTCCTTCGCCTGGAGGAACGAATGGAATCCATGCCTCGTTGACAGTACCACGTTGAGAGTAGATAACACCAGAACCAGATGCACGAAGTTTGAATATTGTAGTTGCTTCGTCTGGAGTAAACCTTGCAGAT